ATCTCTGATGTTAGGAGGGACCCCCTGTTGGACAGCTACGTTTTATACTAGTCTAGCTCTAGTTGATTAATACGAATAAGTCTATAAATATGATGACTGTTACTTCCGTGTTAATCACGGAGGTAGCTTTTGTCTATTTATAGCATCGATTAAGATGCTTTAGCGAAACGAAAATATTTAGTTAGTTATTCATTGTTTTTCCAGTACCTAGTCTGTAACTAGGTGGTAAAATTGCCTGAATTTTGTGAAAAATTCTAAAGATAATTGAGTGGTGTTGCGCCCACCCAATTAAGACAAGTGATTTGAAACGGTAGATTTAGATTACATAGGAATATTTTGGTCATTTAGACCTTTGTAATTTATGATAATTTACCATCCCCCCCTTCGGGGGGGGAATTTAGCAATTTCTGCTGACGAAGAAATTGTTATTTTATTTAATCGTTAAACTCAATTGTTATTGTGTTGAAACAATTGTTTAGTTTGTACTTCGGTACAGACATAATTATTACACATCTGATTTAATTTATTTGATTCAGATATTCTGTGTTGTGTATAGAGAGTGAAACTCTTATATGATAATGTTCCACTAGCGTGTTGTAGGTGTGAGACTTGAGTACTCGCTACAATTTGGAAATAGCTCTGTAATTGGAAAAGATCTTTTTATATACGAATATCATAGTTGCTCACGAGAGCGTAATTATTTGATGATTTATATTAATGAAGTGCGGAGATTTTAACCGCTATTTATATGAAGATTTTGATTAATAATAAATCACATAATCGAGATTGCCATGGAAATGCACGTTTATGTTCTTTTCTGACAAAGCAACCATTTGTAGATTTGGGAGAAGCTTTGGTTAAGAATGTGTATTGTTACCATGTATTTTAAGATTGTGTAGTCGTTTGGCCATAAAGGTCAGATTGATTTGTTTTTATGATTTATTGGATGTAATTATGTTTTAGGATCCAAAAGAGATAGTACCTATTATATATAGTTTGAAATACCTTTGGAAAGTATTTTAAATGGTAGGATTATTTCCAGGACTTGGCCCTGGGTAGAGATACCGAGACCAAGACAAGGGGAGGAGAGACTGATGCCTTCCTGACCGTATACTTGCGCGTTGCCCAACGCAAAAGCCGATGCGGCACTCTTAGGAGAACCTGTTAAATAGTATGTTATTTGCATACGTATCACCAAATTGTGTAATTAACCCGGTTTGACACTCCGGATCCCTGGATTTTAACAGATTTAGGTTACAAACCTTTGTTGCCGAAAATAATTTTTCAAAAACAAAAAACCAGATGTTTGGAGGTAGCACACAACCTCAAGAGATGGATTTCTCGAAACAGTTCGCTGCGAATAAGTATCGTAGGCGGGCAGAAAGTAGGCGTAAAGAGATTATCAAGAACAAGAAGAATATTGAAAGTGAATATGAAGATCTTGTTAAGGATATTAAAAGGTTACGTTTACGGAAGGAAAATAAAGCCCTTGCTAGGAGTCTTAAGAAATTGGACGATTTGAAGAAGGAGAAAAAGCGGATGAAGCGTATAGCTCATACAATGGCAACACCTAATGCGGAATTAGTTCGGCAATATGGTGTGCCTTTGCTTGATGTCTTACATTCAGTGATTGAGGCTGCAAAAACAGCTCGCGATTATGTTGGTGAGGATTTATTGAAGTTTTTGTTGGATTTATTTACAACGTTATATAACATATATAAGAATCCCGAATGGACGGGAGTACTTTTAAATGTTACCAATTTCTTTGTAAGAAATTTTCCACAGAAGCATTCAGATTTGGCTTTATCTTGGTTTAAGCAAGCTTTTGAAATTGCTTTTATGCAAGCTGATGGAAAAGTTTCATATTCTGATTATATTTTATCATTTTTTAAGATGTCAGATTCTTTATTGAATGATAGAGTATGGGGAAATATTAGTGATTTCTTTACTAAAATAATGACTTTATATGCTGCAGGAAAAGAAATGATTTCTGTAGAAACATTGAATTTTGATGTCATTTGTGAAAAGTTTAGAGAATTCAGAAGTAAAATACCTGATCTTTCGGATGTAATTGAAATGGCTTTTGAAGCTTACAAGTTTGTTACAGGAAATTGGGCCAATATTTGTTCTGGTGATTGGAGTAAATTGTTGTTAGGTCGTGATGAAACAAAAGTTTTTGAGCTGGAAGTTCGTGAACTCGAACAGGCTTATAATTTTGTTTTGTCCGGTCAGGAGATCGAGCTTAAGAATGTGTATGGTATTACACCAGATTCTTATGAAGCTCGCCTGAAGAAAGCTGTAGAGACTGCAAAGAAATTGATTGTGCGTGCTACAAGCGTACAACAACGTATGAGTGTATCGAATTTTATTCGGAAATTAACAGAAATGCA